AGGGCCGGCGTAGCCGATCATAACGGCAGCTCCGCACAATTTTGTGTTTTAGGGGGTGACATTATGAGACAAGATGATTGGAAACGAGCGAAAGAAATTCTTTCACGACCATATGGACAGATCACACTACTCGTTGATGGATACGAAGTGACGCTGCAGTTGCAAATGCTTCGGGGGATGTTCAGGAACGGAATCGCGGTATATATCAATGGGCAGTTTAAATGGAAATGGTTGACAACGGATTGTGAGGAAAGAAGACGTTTCATTGCTCAGCGGGAAGTTCCTCTTATGAACCGGCAGGAAATTGCACAATACAACCGTCTGCCAAAAGCGCAACAAAAAGCACTGAAGGATTATCGTGATCGCAAATACATCCGTTATGACACACACTGGACAGACTGGAATGCCATGGTGAAGCATTTTGAAGCAAACAACGAAGATATCCGTCTGAAGGAGGATGCCTGATGGAACAAATAGACATGACGAAATACCTGCCTTGTACCGCTCGTCTGGTGGGCGGCACACTGTACATACTGGATGGCGAAGGGCGTGTGCAGCGCCGCCTGGACCCGCTGCAAACGGCCATCGAGTGGTTCCAGATGAGCAACGACGCTTTCTATGCGCTGTACGGCGTAAACTGGGTCCCGAAGGAACCGTACTATTCGCAGGCCCGCCGGATGGTACATTCGGGAGGCGGCAGCCATGCGTGAGGCGGCCTGCGGGGACGGTAAAGGGAATACATTCTCGTGGGCGCTTTGGTACGGCGGCGGTCGTGCGGCAAAAAGTACGCACCAGTGGAAGAGGCCAAAGTAAAACGAAAAATGCCGCATCCGGGGCTGTGCCCCGGCCGTAATGCAGCCCCCTGTCCTTTCGGGCCGGGGCCGGTCCCAAGCCCGGAAAATGCAGAGGGCGGAATTTTGAGAAAGGATGTGGATACATATGGCAAGAAAAAAGCTGCACCGGGAGCCTGTGCTGAAGGACTGGGCGGAAGTGAACGACGCGCTGCGCAGCATCCACGAGTACGAGCACGCGCTGACGGAGATGGGCGTGGACATGTCGCGGCGCATCGACGCCGTGAAGGCTGAATACACCAAAAGCGCGGAGCCTTTGCAGAAGCGCGTCAAACAGCTGGAAACGGACGTTCAGGAGTATGTAGAGGCACACCGGGAAGATATGGCCGGAAAAAGCCGACAGCTGACGTTTGGGCGTGTAGGGTTTCGACAGTCCACGCGGTTGATTTTGGCAAATGCGAAGGTCCCGCAGGCCATCGCCACGCTGCTGGCCATGGGCCGCAGGGAGCTTGTAAAAACAGAGCAGAAGCTGGACAAAGAGGCGCTGAAGCAGCAGCCGGAGGAAGTTCTGGAGGCTGTGGGCGCGTATCTGAAAACCACGGATGAATTTTTCTACGACACGGGCGACGCCGTGCCGGAGGAGTAACAAGGGAGGAGGCGGCCGGGATGGGTGCGCTGGATGTAAGCAAGGGAACGGTAAAAAGCATCTATGCCCTGGGTGCAAAGCTGGGGATGGTGGAGCGCGGCGGCGGGCATGCGGACGCGCTGCACGCGCTGGTACAGGGCCTGACCGGCAAAGAAAGTATCACTGCATTGACCCCGGCCGAAGCGCAGGCGGTGCTGGCGGAGCTGCGGCGGCGCAGCGCCCCCGCGGCCGCACCGCAGAAAAAGCGGGCACGGAAGTACGAGGCACTGCCGGGCGGGTTGAGCGAGGGACAGCAGAAAAAGGTCTGGTACTTGATGTATCAATTGGAAAAATATGATCCCGCGCCGGAGGGCGTACAGCTGCGGGACAGGCTGTGCGGGCTGATCAGCAGACAGTTCGGCGTGACAGCCTTCCCCACCCAGCCGTTCCGGTTTCTGTCATTTTCGCAGGGCAATGCACTGATCGAAGGGCTGAAAAGTCTGGCCGAACGAAAAGAGCTGGAATACCTGCACAGCGACCGATACCGCCGGGAACGGGAGGCGGCCGGGAAATGAGGAATGAACTACTGAACGAGCTGAAGCTGGAGGATCTGCAAGGCGAAGCACGGGAGCTGGCAGAAACCATCGGTATGGATGCTTTCCGGCGGCTGGTGGATGTGTACGGCGGCACCGGCCGGGTGTACATCCCGCAGGCGGACAAGCTCCTTATTCCTATCCGTGACAGACTGATCCGTGATGAGTACAACGGTTCAAACGTCTATGCGCTGTGCAAAAAGTGGAATCTGAGCGAGGGATATATACGCGGGATCGTGCGTGAAAAAACAGAACAGATACGGCGCGCCCCGCTGGATGGGCAGTGTACGCTGTTCGATGTGTGACTGTTTTGCTGTAAAATCTGAGTGGAACACTCTTTAAAAGATAAGGTATGATGAACTCACAACGAGGGCATCGTGCCTTATCTTTTTTGTATTTACGGAGGAAACCGCAATGACGTTCGACGCCGGGACATGGTGGCTCATAACGATCATCGTGACAACGGTGGTGGGGCTGGTAGGATTTCTGTTCGGGCGCTCGGTGTTCCGGCAGCTGGATGAGAACCGTGCGGACATCAAGCAGGTGCGGGAAAATTACACACCGCGCGACGATCACCAGAAGGACCTGGAACGGCTGCGCACGGCACACCAAAAAGACGTTGAAGCGCTGCGCCGTGAAATGAAGGAAATGCGCACAGAGATGCGCACGGAGATCCGGCAGATGAGCGACGATGTGAAAGACATCAAGGAAAATTGCATCCGGCGCGAGGAATTTGTTTCGCACCAGCTGAAGCTGGAGAACAAGCTGGACCGTCTGATGGAGTTCATGATGAAGCAGGGAGGCAACTGAGATGGACGAAAATGAACTGCGCCGGAAGATGCAGGCCGGCGAGCTTGCGGCCAATAACGGAACTGTGATGCGCACGCTGGCCATCGCGGGCTGCGATTTCAAATTTTTAAAATTGAAGGGCCTGCTGCTGGCGCTGGCGGGCGGCATGGACCGGATGGCACTGTGCAGCAGCATCAACTACCTGGCGGACAGCGGATATCTGCAGGTACGCTGCATCGAGGACAAAGCCCCGTCCAGCGTTTCGGACGCAGAGCTGGAGGACCTTGAGGTCAAGCTGACGCCGCGCGGCATCCAGCTGCAGCGCTGCGTGAAGAAAGACCCGCTGGTGGATATGTAGGAGGGCTTGAGGATGCGCGGAAAAAACAGGAGCCGCAGCACCATATCACAGCTGCCGCCCGAGGTCCGCGACGTCGTGGATGAGATGGTGAAAGCGACGAACACCTGCACGCTCGCGGATATTCAGAAGTATCTGGCGAGCCTGGACGTCACGCTGAGCCTGCAGGCAATCAGCACCTACAGCAGAAAGCTGCTGGCCTCGCTGGAGGATATCCGTGTGACAAACGAGCGGATGAACGCCATGGTGCGGGAAGCGGCGAAGTATCCGGAGCTGGATTTTTCCGAGGTGATCAACCGGGTGGCGGGGCAGAAGATCCTGGACGCCATCCTGTCGAAGCCGGACGAAGAGTGGAACGATATCGCGCTGGATAAGCTGCTGCGGGAGATGAACGCGCAGACAAAGGCTGTGGCGTACGCCCGCAGGCTGGACATTCAGAGCAAGGATGACACGCAGGCCGCCATGGGCGAGCTGAAGGCGGAGTTCTTCTCAGCCCTTGGTACGGAACATCCGGAGCTGTACCGGCAGCTCGTGGCGGCGCTGGAGCGCCGGCAGAAAGGGGCGCAGCGCTGATGAATTGGTACGCACTGCAGGTCCTGACCGGGACGGAACGGGACGTATGCACGGCGCTGCGGCGCAAAGGCGTGAAAGCCAGAGCCCCGGACCAGCGGATGGAGATTCGGCGGCGGGGTCAGTGGCAGACCGAGGACCGGCTGCTGCTGCCGGGCAAGCTCCACAACAAGATCTTCGATCCCGAGGGGCTGCTCTCCACGGTGCCGGCCGTCGCCACGGCGATGCTCGGAATGCTCACCGGAGAGTTCGTCCGCCTCTCCGAACAACGCCTCTCCGGCAATCGCAAGGCACTCTACATGGCGCTGGCCGCTGTCGCTTTCACGCTCGTCGGCATATTGTGGGATCTCAGCTTCCCGATCAACAAGAAGCTGTGGACCAGTTCGTTCGTCTGCGTCGTCGCAGGATACTCGCTCGGCATGTTCGCCCTCTTCTACTGGATCATCGACGTCAAGGGATACAAGGGCTGGGTGCTGCCATTCCAGGTGATCGGCCTCAACTCGATTACGATCTACATGGCGCAGCGCATCGTCGACTTCAAGGGGATCTCCGCTTTCTTTTTCGGCGGTCTGGCCGCGAAGATGCCGGAGGCGCTGGCACCGGTCGTCGCCAGCACGGGCTATCTGCTCGTCAGCTGGCTCTTCCTCTATTTCCTCTATAAAAAGCGGATTTTCCTGAAAGTCTGACCGCTGCCGTGCACAGCGAAAAGAGAGAGCTTGCGGCACTTCGTCGCAGGTTCTCTTTTCGTTTCGAAATGATCCCTCCGGAACGCAAAAACATCCCCCCCGCCGCAGTCAACCCGCCGCCCGCCCCCCCCCCCAAACATAATAACACATTAACAATAACACACCGAAGAAAGATTTCGGTTTTTCAACCCAAAACTTTCATGACGAAACAAATATAGAAACTAAAATTCAGATTACAAAATTTTCCACCGTATATTTACAAATAAAAGATTATTTTATCCGATTTCGAGACGAATTACCTTTCGAAACCGCAAATCCGCGCCCTCCGAGCCGAAAAATCGCTGCCGGACTCGGTAACCGGAACGAAATCGTTAACTTTGAACCGCGGCAGCGCCCGACAACGGAACAGGCCGCATACTCCCGATCCGGCCCTAATCGGAACGCTCCGCACAAGCGGTGCGGAGCGCGCTCTTCGCGATGCCGGAGAGGCCGAAAAACATACATGCAGAATCAGATACCATGCTCGACAAATCGCTCCCTTACAAAAGCATCATCATGCGCATGGAAGCCGCCGTCGCCGAACGACTCGCTCCGCCCGCTCCTGCTGCGGGCTATCGCATCCGCCCCTTCGCGCCGGGCGACGAACGCCATTGGGCTCGCATCGAAACCTCGGTCGGAGAGTTCTCCGAGGAAGCGGCGGCGCGCGGCGCGGGGG